CCCATATAGTTATCAAGGCGGGAATGATGGCGGCTCTGGCGGTGGCGGCGGCGGTGAAGGAATTGATGGACAAGGCCATGATGGTGGGACAGGTACAAACGGCCAAGGTGGTGGTGGTGCTGGTGGCGCAGCATCTGGCAGCAATGGCGGTGCGGGTGTTGCGGATAGCATAACAGGCAGTAGTGTGACACGGGCTGAAGGCGGGTCTTCAAATGATTCTGCTGGTGGGGCAAATACAGGTACTGGCGGTGGACGTAAAGATGAATCTAACACAAATGGTGGTGGCTCAGGCATCGTTATCATACGATATAAGTTTCAGTAGGTAGACATGGCACATTATGCAAAAATAGTAGACGGTGTAGTAACCAACGTCATTGTTGCGGAGCAAGACTTTATTGACACTCAGGTAGGCACTTGGGTTCAGACCAGCTACAATACGCACGGTGGTCAGCATACGCTAGGCAACACGCCTCTGCGTAAAAACTATGCTGGCATTGGTTATACATATGACAGTACCCGTGATGCTTTTTATACACCAAAACCTTATTCAAGCTGGACACTAAACGAAACAACATGTCAGTGGGAAGCACCTGTTGCCTACCCCGACGATGACAAAAACTACGCTTGGAACGAAGATACAACAAGTTGGACAGAGGTGACTGATGCCCCGATACCATAACATAAACGGCGAAATGGTGCAGTTTACTGCTGATGAAGAAACTGCCCGTGATGCAGAAGAAGCGGCATGGGCTGCGGGTGCTGACACCCGCGCTGCAACGTCTGCGCGTGAAGAGCGCGATAAAGTGTTGGCAGAAACGGATTGGATGGGTAATAGTGATGTTACCATGTCCAGCGCGTGGACAACGTATCGACAGTCACTTAGGGACGTACCAACGCAGTCAGGGTTTCCAAACTCGATTACGTGGCCTACGAAGCCTAGCTAGAGGATAAGTTATGACTAGAGCCAGAGATATAGCTAATGTAACTGTTACCCCCACGTTTCCTGACGGCAGCATAAACATTGCCGATCTAAACATAGACGGTGGCACAGACATTGGTGCAGCCTTAGTAGACGCAGACTTGATGATTGTAGATGACGGTGCAGGGGGCACTAATCGTAAAGCTACGATGACTAGGTTATCCACTTATATAGCTACTAAGATTACTGGTGGTAGTAAGGTTTTTATTGCTTCTACTGGTGTGATTAGTAATGCAGCTACTATTAGTTTTACGCAATTTGATGATAGTAAATTTGATCATTATGAGTTTTGGTTTCAACACGTTAAACCTGCTACTGATAATCAAGCAATTAGAGGCCACGCATCTATAGATGGTGGTTCTAATTATGATGATACAAATGGTAATTATCACTTTAATGGGACTGCTGATACTACAGGTTTTTTAATCCATCGTTATGGGAGTGGTAATGCCTCTGGTGAGTATGGTTTTTCTGGTGCCCTGTATCTTTTAGCACCGCACAATCAATCATTTACTTATGCATATGGAAAGGGTGTTAATATGTTAGCTAATAGTGATGTTAAAGGTGCTGCTGATGGCAGTGTAAGTCAAGTTTCAACCGCACACCTTTCGGCTAATGATGTAGATGCAATACAGTTTAAATTTCCAAGTGGAAACATAGCTTCAGGTGAAATAGTTATGTACGGCATAGCAAATGGAACATAAGGAAACAATATGTCTGGATACATTGGTATACTACCCGTTCCGCAGGCAACAGAGACACGAAACTCGTTTACTGCTACATCGAACCAGACTTCGTTTACTACAGACGGGTACACCCCCAACTTTGTTTCTGTTTATCTAAACGGGGTTTTGCTGTCCGCCGCTGACTTCACCGCGACCAACGGCACTGATGTTGTGTTGGCCTCTGGCGCTGCGGCTGATGATGTTGTTGAGGTTATTGCTTTCAGCACTTTCACTGTTTCATCACAGACATTTACGGGTGATGTAACAGCAAGTGGCGGGACGTTTCTGCCTACAGGCGATACTTCCGCAGGCGATGATGCTGCAATGGGTTACACTGCCGCAGAAGGTCTTATCCTTACGGGGCAAGGTAGCACCAACGATGTAACCATTAAAAATGACGCAGATGCAGACGTTCTTGAAATACCTACAGGCACTACAAATGTAGCTGTCGTAGGTAGCATAACATCTGGTGGTGCTTCGGTCAAAGTTGCTGGCAAGGAAAGCATTTATGTTCCCGCAGCGGATATGTATCCAAGCACAACCAACCCTTGTAGCAGCCTGACCCAAGTAGAAACAACAGCATTGCGTCCTGATTTAAAAGTGTTGGACTTTGCAGCGGCGGCGGATGACTTCGCTCAATTTACTATAGCGTTTCCCAAGTCTTGGAACGAAGGGACTATAACCTTTCAACCTTTTTGGACCGTTACAGGTACAAATACTGGCACTGTGGTTTGGCAGCTTGGTGGTATTGCCGTTTCTTCTGATGATACAATTAACACCGCCTTTGGAACACTGGTTGCTACTACGGCCTTGGCGCACTCTGGCACTTCAAATGACCTCATGGTTAGCGCAGAAAGCGGTGCTGTTACTATAGCTGGCAGTCCAGCAGCCAATGATATGTGTTTCTTCCAAATCAACAACGATGCAAGTGCTAGCGGTCAAACAGGAGTGGCTCGTTTACTGGGCATAAAACTGTTCTTCACTACAGACGCGGCGAATGACGCATGACGGCTCTGGCGTAGTAATATTTAAATATCAGTATCAATAGGAGTAAACAATGTTAGGTTTTTCCCCACTAGCTGACAACTCCATTGCTGGTTTTGGCAATATCCCCGCTGACGTTGCGGTTACGGGTGTTGCTGGTACGGGTGCTGTTGGCACTGTTAGTGTAGAAGCCGACATTCAAGTAACGGGTGTTGCTGGTACAAGCGCCGTTGGTTCGGTAACTTTAATACAAAAACACAACATATCGGTTACGGGTGTTGCTGGCACCAGCGCTGTTGGTTCGGTTCTTGTTTGGGGTCAAATCATCCCGATTCAATCTTCAAACTTTTCTGCTATTACGCCATCTCAGTCTCCAAACTGGGAGGAGATTGCTGCGTAGTTGCTTAGAAGCAGAAGTATGGGTATAGTCCAATTAAATTTATAGCTGAGGTCACATCATGGCTACATACACTGCAGCAAACGCGCTCAAGAAAATATCAACGGGTGATGAGTCTGGCACATGGGGCGACAGCACCAATAACAACTTTGATATTATAGACCGTGCTTCGAACGGATTTGTTTCAATTGCTCTGTCTGCTACTTCTTTTACGTTGGCATTATCGACTACGGCAGTTTTGTCTAATGGTCACTATAAGGCAATAAAATTTACAGGGTCTCCGGGCGGCACATGCACCGTTACGTTGCAGCAAAACGACAAGGCCAGAATCTACATGATTCTGAACAGTACCAATCAATCTCTGTCTATTACGCAAGGGTCGGGGGCCAACGTCACTATTCTTGCGGACAACTCTGCAATTATTTTAGCTGACGGCGCTGGTTCGGGAGCCGCCGTTACTGATTTTAGTTCTCTTATTCGCATCTCGGAGTTGGACGGTGTTACTGCGGGAACAGTTACTGCCAGCAAAGCGGTTATTGTTGACAGCAGCAAGGACATTACAGGTTTTAGAAATGTTACGCTGACGGGAGAGTTGGACGCGGCTACTTTAGACATTAGCGGGAACGCTGATATTGATGGCACATTGGAGACAGATGCTTTTTCTATATCAGGCACTGTAGTATCTGCGACTGCGGCCGAGTTAAACTACAACGACACAGGTGCGGCAGTTGGAACGGTTGTTGCCAGCAAGACAGTCACGGCTGATGCTAACAAGGACGTGGCAAGCCTGCGCAACCTAACTCTTACGGGTGAGTTAGACGCGGCAACGTTAGACATATCTGGCGCGGGTGACGTTGCAGGGGCGCTGACCAACAACTCCGCAGCGGTAAAGGTCGCGGGTGTAGAAACTATTTATGTTCCTGCTGGAGCAATGTCTCCCACTACTTCCTTTGGCTGTGCAGGGTTGTCTCAAGTGGAACTGTCAAACGGCCCTGACATTAAAACGTTAGACTTTGACGCAAGCACTGACGAAAACGCGCAGTTTACCGTGTGCTTTCCCAAGTCTTGGAACGAAGGAACCATTACGTTTCAAGCGTTTTGGAC